GTATCACCTTCAAGATGTGCTGTTAGATGTATCAATGCGTGATTGATGTGTTCTTCTTGAGGAATCAATCTCCAATTATTTACTTTATATTTATTAGCTCCTTCTTGTAAGATGTTAGCCACTCTAAATGCTTGTTGCGTTGGTGCTAGTTCATCCATAGCAACTAATAATAGATACTTCTCTGTATTCTCCATAAACTCAGCAATATATACTATTGCTTGTCTTATGTTGTTTGAATCATCATCTTCATCACTTTCTATAGCATCTCTATAATATTCTTTAAGATAACTAGGGTCTATTAAGTGCATTGATACAGGTGATTTAGATTGTTTACCACCCTTTGAGTTTGTAACTATAGGAGCATCTTGACCTACTCCTTGAATAACTACATGTTGATTACATTTAGATTCTTTTCCAACACAAGTACATTTATGTATTGAATCAGGCATATCACAACCACATTCTTTTTCTTCAGTTTGGAAACCACAAGGTTTATCAATCATACCAAACTTATCATCCCATACTTGTCTAGTTTCAATTTTAGTTTTGTTATGACACATTTTTATATCTCCCATAATTTAACTTCTTTCTTCTTAAAATCATAATCATCTGCTCTTAAAATTCTTGCCATACGAGCATTTAAAAGAGCATCCTCTTTTGTATAGCCACTTTTTTCATAGGTACTTTTAACTAATTCCCACATTTCTTCTAAGGACTTTTCACCTATTTCACCTAAGATTTTTCTTGCTGTTACATCACCAACACCCTTACAACCTTCGTAGCCATCAACTCTATCGCCTTTTAGAGTTTGATACATAAACCACCAATCTGCTGCTTGTTGTGTGATGATTTCGCTTGTGTCAATTCCATTAACACCAGCTCTGTGAAACTTACAAGGGATAGTTTTGAAATCCTTGTCTAAAGACCATACAACTTTATCTCCCTTAATAACATTACTTGTGGCTAAGATTCCTATAACATCATCTGCTTCAAGGTTAGGTTTCTCATAAATTCTATAGTTAGAGTTTAGATATTTCCTTAAAAACTCATAAAGCATAGGTTTAATAGATTTTCTGTTTCCTTTATAAGTTGGGTTTATCTTTTTCCTAAAATTACCATTCATATCAGATAAACAGATAACAAACTTCTGAGCTTTACATCTAGTACATATATCATCTAATATACTCTCAGTTGTTCTTATAGCTTCTTCCTTATTAGCCCACCCTATATTTCTATAAATAAATTCATCATCTTCTTCTGTTGATAGTTCAAAAGTATCTGCCACAGCTTCTGCTACTTTATAAACTAACACATCACCATCAATAATTACTGTTCTCATTTCTCTCCTAAATATTCTATTGCTTTTTCTAAACTCTTAGGGTTATCTTTAAAGTTGCCTAAACCCCAGTTGCAACTCTTACATAGAAGTCCTCTGACTTCTCCTGTTCTTTTATCGTGGTCTATGCAAAGATATTCACCTTCAGGAAGTTTCTTTCCACATATCTTGCATTTACCCTCTTGAGCTTCCCACATTTCAAGGTATTGCTCAGGGCTAATTCCATACTTGTATTGCCAATCGTAGTCTCTTCTACATAGTTTGCAGTGTCTTGTATTTGGTGCAAATGCTGTTTCAGGCAATACTCTTTGACATCTTGGACATTTTCTCATCTAACTTTACTCTCCTGATAAAATCCTTTTCCTTTAATTAAAACTGTTCCATCATCTGCTTCATAATCATTTTCTGCTTTACTTCCACAGATAGGACATTTTGCTTCTTCTCTCTCCCTAATCCACATAAAAGCTGACCATTTATGTTTACATTTAGGGCATTTCAGATTGTATGTTGGCATATCATCTCCTTAATGTGTGTCATACCAGCTATCTCCTACTTTTGCTTCACCATCTAAAGGACATCTGAAGTTAAAATATTCCCCAGCTTTCCTTATGGCATTTACTGCCATTACTTTGTATTCTTCAACAAGCTCAGGTCTTACTTCTGCTTGGTATTCATCATGGACATTCAACACAAAAGCAAAATCTTCGTTTAATTTCCACCCTTTAACCATGCAATCCCAGTAAAGAATACACAAAGCTTTTTTCATAACTATTGCTCCAGCTGATTGTAGAAGAACATTTAAACCTTTATATTGTTCTCTGACTTTAAGGATTCTTCCATCAAGCCCTTTGAGATAGCTTCTTTCTTTAACTCTTGATTGAACTCGTCTAATAAGACTTGCCAGTTTGGGTAAACCTTTAAGAAATTTCTCTTTAACTCTTTTTCCAGCCTTTGCATCTCCCCCAATAATTGAACCAATAAGAGTATCTCCCCCACCATAATTGAAGGCATAGATGAATCTTTTGGCTTCTGCTCTTGTAGATAAGCCAGCAGCTTTTTGGTTTCTAGTATGTATGTCTCCATTAAGTAGTTCATGTGTATAATCCTCATCATTCATATAGTGTGCTAAACATCTAAGCTCTAAACCTGAAGCATCACAGCCCACAAGTTTATAGCCGTCTCTTGCCCTAAAGAGTTCTCTACATTCCTTACCCATAAAAGAACCAGCAGAAGGCACTTGAGCAAGGTTTGGAGAGTTATGGGTACATCTGCCTGTAACTGCTCCTATGGTATCAACTGCTCCATGTATTGCTCCATCTGAGGAAACTAGCTTTAACCAAGCATTTTTCCCATCTGCAAGCTGACCTAGAGTTTTTGTTACCAAGAAGTATTCTTTAAGTAAAGGTGCTTCAGGATATTCAAGACCATCAATAACTTCTTCATTGATAACAGGTAATCCTGTAGGTGATAACACTTTAGGTTGCCAATTATATTTTGATATAAGAGCATCTGCTATCATCTGTCTTGATTGTGGGTTAAACTCAACTGTAATTTGCTTTGTAAAAGGTACACCTTTAACATAACCTCTAGTCTTGTTATTAACTTTAGGTATAAAGGTTTCTTCAATAGTCTTATCAGGAAATACCTCTTTAAGTTTTTGTTCAAGAGTAAGTTTTTCAGCTGTCAATTTTGAAGCAAGCTCTATTGCTTTATTTCTATCAAAATAAACACCTCTTCTTTCTTGTTCAAAAATTATCTGTGCAAAAGTATGTTCAAGGTTTATTGCTTCTTCTGAGATGTTTTTAGATTTTAAAAGGTTAAAGAGTTTTGTTGTAACTTTAACATCTTGTTCACAGTATGATTGCATCTCTAAAGACCACTTTTCCCAAGCACCTTCTTGCTCACAGTAATCACCTTTGAGTTCGCCTAAACGATACCCCCAAGCTTTAAGAGAGTATCTACCTCTTAGTTTCTTAGGAAAATCTTTACCTCTTCTTATATTCTTATCATCAATTTCACCTATATCAGGGTAAACTAATTTTGACATAAGAAGGGTATCAAAGATTTTTCCTGTAGGTTTCCAATTAGGGTATAGTTTTTGGATAGCTGGAATATCAAACTTGATTATGTTATGACCTGAGATTTCATCTGCATCTTCAAGGAGTTTTATGCCATCATAAATAGATGGATAAACTTTTCCTGTTTTAACTACTGTAATAGAAGAATAAGGTTTACCATCACAAGCACAACTAATCAACTCATCCTTCTCAGTATCATAGATAACCAAAGAATGAATCTTTGTTGTTTTATCTAATAATCCGTCTGTTTCTAAATCAAAAATTAGTGTCATTCTTCATAATATCCTATCTGTTCGCAACCTTTATACCAGCCACATCTGTAACAAACTTCTAGCCCTTCTTCAATAACTATCGGAAAACCACATACAGGGCAGATGTCTCCTGTTAGTTCTTCTTTTTCTTCTTCCTTAGTCATAAAATCCTCTCTTATGTGATTCATTGATAATATTTGCTATTTCAGGTTTTTTAGCACATTCTTTACAGTAATAACCAGCAAAGACATTTTCCTCAAATTCACTCATAGGTTTAACCTGACCACATTCAGTACAAAAGAAATAATCTTTAGGTTGTTTTCTAACTATTTCAATTTCTTTATCTAATTTAGTTAAAAGTACCCACTGATGTGATAAAATCTGACCTACATTTATCTGAGGTCTTATTGTTACCCCAGCTCCATCTCTTCCTTCTTTAGTCTTAGCCCAAACACTAAGGAATCCTTTTGGTGAGACATAGAAGTACAGATTAGGAAACTGTCTTATCAACATATCTTTTATATTGTTATGTGCTTTTTCCTGTATTTTTTCTATTGATTTTAAAACTTCACTCATTTAAAAATCCTCATCTGTTATTTCTTCTTTAAATTCTTCAAGGTTAGCTTCATAAAGCTTTCCAGTTTCTGCGTTGTATTTAATTTTTATGGTTTGACCTGCTGCAAGTCCTGTATATCTGTCTTTAAGACATCTAAGTGTTGTTGTATGTCTAGTTTCTGTGTCCACAGCTTGCTGGTTACGTTCCAACCCAAAGACATAAGATGCCCACTGCTTGAGAGCAGCAGCTCCATATAAATCATCCAAATGGACTCTCCCACCTTCTTCATGTGGCTTTTTTCCATCTGTTTTTCGTAGGTGAGAAATTGTAAATAATGTGAAATCAAGTTCCCTCGTAAGGTTAGCGAGTTCAGATACAACTTTTCGCATATATTGATTAACATTGTTACCATCTTCAAGGTTATCCCCAAGAGCTGTGATATGGTCAAGAAATACAAACTTGCAATCTTTACCTTTAACCATATACCTAATTTGGTTTTTAATAGTCTTGAGGTCTGTTGTACCAAATCCATCATAGATGAATACTCTATCTGTACCAACTGTTTCATTAAATGCTCTCCTCTTTTGTTCTTCTGTATATTCAGCTGTTGGAAGGTGAAATTTGATTCCTGAGTGTTTACTCATAAGTCCTAGAACTGTGTCTTTAGTTTGTTCTTCCAAGTGAATGATGCCTATTTTCTGTTTGTGTTCAAGAAGTAAATGAGCTTCAATCTCTTTAAAGAACTCTGTTTTACCCATACCTGTACCAGCTCCAAATACAATCATTTCAGATGTTCTGATACCATAAGTTAGTTCTGTTAAGGTTGGAAAAGGATAACTTAGACCATAAGATACAGGTTTATTTATCTCTTCCCACAGTTCTTGACCCCAAACAATTCCATCAGGTCTATATTCTTGTGCATTCCAAGTTGCTTTATATAGTTCATCAACTCTATCTGCTTTCAGCATCTCATTAGGGTCTTTTAAAGGTAAGTTCATTATCTTTGCTTTACCTATTGTGAGTAATGCTGCACATTCCTTAACAGCTTCTTGACCAGCTGAGTCCATATCAAAACAAAAAACAACTTCTTCAAATTGTTCCAGCCATTCAATATTTGCTTTAATAGCATTAACAGCTGTTTTTGCTCCGTTTGGAACTGATACTACAGGATAGCCATTGATTACCTGTGAGATAGAAAGACAATCAATTTCACCTTCAGTGATGATAAGTTTTTTGTTATTGCCTTTAAATAAGTTCATCCCATAAAGTAATGGTTCAAATTTACCTACAATAAAAAACTCTTTTTCATCAGTGAATCTTATCTTTTGAAATTTGACATCACCCTTTAGGTTTCTATATGTGGCAACTTGTACTTCTCTTCCTTTGTATGTGGTTGTATTGTATCTATACCTTTTACATGTGTCTTGATTGAGTTTTCTTTCAGGTATTGCTTTTGCCACTCCTTTAAGGAAGTCTTGTGGTAGTTCTTTAAAAGGTGAGACTTGTGAGAAGCTATCCTCTTCAGCTGGGGTAAACTTCCCACAAGAATAACATTTAGTTGAACCATCATCATTTATAAGCAAAGCATCACTTGAACCACAGCTAGGACAAGGTTGATGTGCTTGAGACATTATTTTTTACTCTTTCCTTTAATTTTTGATAATATTGTTTTAACCATTTCAATTTTTGCTTCAATATCTTCTTTATGTTCTTGAAGAAAATCTAAAGCTTCTTGAACTTCTGCTATTACTTTTTTAGTTGTGTTTTCGTGCTTATCAATAAACTTATTTAGTTTTTTAACTGCACTCATTGTTTTAAATAAATCTGTTATAAACATTTCAGTTCTCCTTTAATTTCTTGAATCCACTCTTGTGGAATTAGTTTGTCTGCATATTTGAAACCATTTTTATCGCACCATGTACCATAGGTTGTGTTTGATACTTTTGAGATACGAGCTTTTGAATTACTAAAAATAAATCTAAACTCATAATCAGGGTATTGTTTCTGTACCATTAGCATTTTCATTCTATCTGCTGTTTGGAATCTTCCTTTAGTTTCAATGATTATTGTTTTACCTACTGGAAAATCAGGTGTATAGGTACATCTTTTTTCCACTCTGTAAGGAAGTTTTAAGGTTTCAAATTTAGGGTCTATTCCTTCTTTCCTTAACTGTTCTGCAACTTTCTCCTCTAGTCCTGACCTAAATCCATACATCAAGCCAACTTGTTTTGAAGATAAGTGTTTAGCCCTAGCCATTAGAAATCTTCTTCTTCCTCTTCAGTTTCTACACATGCAGTGGAATCTTCTACTTTAAATTCTTCACCTAAACCATCAAAGCCATCTTCCTCATCAAAACCATCAAGTGAGAAGCCACCTGAAGAGTATTCAACAAGGTTTATTATCTGACAGCCAAGAAGTTTAGCTGAAATTCCAATTCCCATAGGTGCTTTATAACCTGTTAAATCAACCATAAGGCGAGCTGTTGTACCTTCACCTATATTGATTCTACCTGTTACCAGTTGTTTCTTAGCATTGATTACCACAGGTCTAGGCATTGTTTCACCTTTAGAGTTGTGTCCTTTTCTTGAAGTTTTAAGAATATATCTACCTTCACTATCAGGTATTTCTTCACCTGTGTTTTCATCTTGAGTTGTAAAAGGTACACAAGGAAGGTCTGCTAGTTTACCTTTTTTACCACATAGTTCAAATTGTTGTTTTTGAAGGTCTTTCATTTTCTTAACCAGTGCTTCACCTTCCTCTTTAGATAACAAAATGTGTGCTTGATAGTTATCATATTTTTGAGATGGTGTAAGAATACTGATAAAACCTTTTAATGTACCTTTACCTGTAATGTATTTAAGTTTTACATTTTTAAGTTTTTCTGTCATTTTATATCTCCCATTCGTTTTTCATAAAGTTCTGTAATGCCTTGAAATCAGGTGTCATATTGTTGTTCTCACCTGAATAAACCATATTGTCAGCCATTCCAAGTACATCAACATGGTTTAAGCCATACTGATGGAGCATACATATAAAAGCTGCTCCTAGCCCAAGCATTTGGTTTGATACCTTATCAGTTTGAACTGAGTTCATAATCCTTAAAGCTGCTTGAGATACTTGTTTTGGTGTGGTTTTCAGCATCTGCTCATAAATTAAGTCAGCAGTTTTATTTTTGTACATTGTTTTTCCTCTTTTGTTGTCTTAATTTAGTAAAGTAAGAATCCCAATATCTTTTTAAGAAATTGTCCGACCTTTGACCCCTACTTGCATTGAGAAGGGCTTTACCTAAACTTCCCAATTTTGGTATATATTTTCTATAACCAAGTTTTTCAAATAAATCTTCATAGCTTGTATATTCCATCTTTCTCTCCTCAATTAAAAAAGTATTCACTTTTAAGTACCTCTTCTATATCTAGGTTTCCTTTTGAAGGCAATTCAGGAAGCTCATTATCATCTGTTTCAATTTCACTTAATACATCTGCTGTAAAGTTCTCTAAGATAGGTTCTCTATAAACTTCTACAAAAGCTTCCCTTAAAAATTTTGCAGATAGGTCTGTGTCTGCTGCATGTACCCCATAACAATCGTGAACTGTCATAAAACTATTGATACCAGCTCTTTTACATTTGATGATATAAAGCATTAAACAAGCTGCATCAAGTGAGTGTATAAAGTTAGGGCAGATTCCATTTAACTGCCTTTGAGTGTCTAATTCATCTGTATCTATGTTTACCCCAGTTTTAAGTACACTTCCAAATAATTCAGTTTTAATTTCCTTGTGCCTTCTTGCATTATAGATTTGACGTACTAACAGACCAGCTGGAGTTAGCCATTCACAATAGTGATTTTTCTTAGTTACAATTCTTGCAACCTTCCTTAAATAGTCCATACCTTTTGTTGCAGATGATAAAGTCTCTTGTATAGCATCCCAAAGGTATTTAGATAACCATACGGACACTTTAAAAGTACAATCATTTGGATTATCACCTACCCCAAAGTGTTGCCATATAAAGTTAGGTGAATAGGTATCTGTTAGATATTCTGCAATGTATTCACGACAAGCAAGTAATGTTCCACCATAAGGTAAAACCATAACAGGTCTTTTGGTTAGTTTACGATTGATTCCAAGATTAAGCCAATTATCAGCAAGGGTATTCCTATCCAAAACATTAGTATTAGCATCCACCCTATTGCATAAAAGGTTATGTCCATTAGTTTCTCTAACATTGTTTAATTTCTCCTTTAACTTATCAGCAACTACACTATAAATATCATTTGGTTTTGGTGTATTTATGAGATTAACAGCAGCACCTGAGACTTCATCTCTAAGTAATGCACTATAATGCTGTAATCCGTTACATGTTCCATCAAGCTGAATCGGTATATGTGAGCTAAACTCATCAGGATTAGCAATATAATCACTATACTCAAAGCAAAACGCAAGGAACTGGAATGGTTTGTCTGCTTCTGCCCATCCTCTATTGAGTAAAGGATTTTGAGCATAGGATAAGATTTCATCAGTTCTGTCTTTAGTCCATTTAATTCTTTCATCATAACTTTCCTTATCGAAGCCATACATATTAGCTCCATGTATCTGTAACCACTTTATTGAATCTTTATCAACCTTTTTACCTTCTGCAAAATGCAATAAACCTTTAGCCAAATCACTACCTTGAGGTTGAAGAAGAACAGGTATAGGGTATAACCTACCCCTAAAATCCATTTGATATGGAAACCATATTGTTTCATAAGATACAAACCTATTTGCAATCCTAATAATTTGAGCAACAAGGAGTCTGATTGACCTTTTTTGGATGTTTCTTTTATGGATTTCATAGGTGTCTCTCTTCCATTTCTTGATAACTTCAATCTCTTCCATACTCCAGCTCTCCTCACTTGCTTTACCTCTTTCAGGGTAAGGGTAAGGGATAAGGGGTTCATCTTCCCTATCAGGCAATTCTGCTATTGCTTTACCTTCTTCCCAAAGTGCTTTAACAACCTCTAAAACTCTTTTATTTATTTGCCATTTAGTATTTTGCAGATGATTTATTGCTTCATAAACAATAGGCATTTCAGCTGTTTCAAGCTTTTTAAGATAGTCTCTGCTGTTATTCTTAATAAGTCTGTTTTTCTTTAAGTAAGGGCTAATATAACCACCCTCTAAAACATCTGTCCATTCTTTAGGTTCACATATCATAGGAAGAAATAGAGGTTGCATAACTTCTAACTTCTCATTCATATTCTCAACCCACTTAACAAGTTCTTTAGAAGGTATTAGGAACTTATAGTGTCTGTTCTTTTTATAAACATCTTCAAATTCTACAAGTCCTGTTGATTTTACAAATAAGTGAGTGAGAACTAAACCTACCTGAAATTTCTCAGTTAGAGTCCACCTATCAAGGTGGAAGTTTAATCTCTTATTGAATACCCCAGTTGTGATATTCTTCTTCCTATTTGCTTTTGCTCCACGAGAGTTAAGGTCTTTTTGTATAGTCTTATAGTAAAAAGCATTTTCACCCTTATACTCTCTCATCTTATATTCATCTTCAATAGCTTGACCTATTGCTTTATACATAGCTTGAATAGGAAGTCTAGCCCACATTGAGTTTAAAATAACTTTTGCTGTTAGATAAGCAACAACATCAATATCACCAAGTCTTGTAATAACATCTGCTGCTATTGTGGATTTTATTGCTTTACCTTCCTTGAAATCGTGTAAGTAGCCATCTATCATATTTGAATAATCTTCAAGGATTCTTGAGATAAACTGAGAAGCAACAGGAGTACAGCCAAAGATTTTATTTTGTTTAGCTTTTTCAATCTCTCTCCTGTAATGCTCTATTGAGCATTGTGTTATCTCTTTTTCCAGTTTGATTTGGTTTTCCAATAAATTCATTTATGATGTACCCTAATTCTTTAATTTTGTGAGCTAATAACTCACATTGACCATTTACATATTTCTTTTTATAAACTCTATTGATGTGTGTTCTAGCTGTTGCTGGTGTTATAAACAATTCTTTTGCTATTTGCTTTTCATTCTTCCCCTGATATAACAAAAGTAATATCTGTTTTTCTCTCTTAGTTAGCTTCCCTGATTTATAACAAGGTATCAAAGCCCAAATAACTCGCTTTCTAGAACATCATCTATGCTATCAGGGGTTACAGATGAATAAAGTGAGTGCTTATAACATTTGTTGTGAGTTAAATCAACATACCTATTAAATACACTGCACCTATGGTCTTTCATCTTCTCACAACAACCACAGTGGAACTTAGGAAGTGGTGCTAGGATTTCATTTTTCCTATCTTCAAAGATATATTTGTTTACATTATATTCATAAGATTTTGCCATATTTATTTCTCCTCAATTTTGCATATAAAAATCCCTGTAGGAATTTACCTACATAAAGAAAAAGGGCTGTGCTTTTTGGTTTAAATTACACATAAGGATGTTTCATTAGAACGTTAAAAGTCGAAAGGA